ACTCAATCAATTTTTGAGAGAGCATCACGCGGAGCGAAGCAACCCTTCGGTCGCTCCGCTGGATTCTATTAAGAATCCTTCGTCATTCACATCGAATGACACCTTACGCTTGCCTGGGTGGGTTCCACACAGGTACGGGTCACGGGCTTCCAAATTTTGGAAGGACGTAACTCTCAAGCAGCGGTCTGCCCCCGTATTCATTAAGCATATGCATAATGAATGCGCTTGGTGGCTTTCCGTATTCCGCAGGGAGTATCCCCTATTTGCCCAACACGATTGCGTTGGCCAAAAGCGAGTCACGCACCAATTTTTTGATGCGTGGTCCTCGATGGGGCTACTTGCCGGTGGCAATTTTGATTATACCGTCAAAGGGCGGCACAATCAAGTGCATGAGATTATCTCATGGATTTCCAGAATAGTCTGGAAGGTTGTCACTGACTGCGAAGGGTTTATGAAGCAAGCTAAAGAGTTTGCTCATAGCTGTCGACTTGCCTGGACCATCAAATCTGATGATCCTAGGACAATCCGCCACTCCAGGTCCTTTTGGCCTGGATGGCTGAAGTGTCGTCACAGCATCGACCATAAGGGATACCAAAGATCCCTTCTCCAGAAATCTTTCCTTGCACGAGCATTACCTATGCCCGGTAAGGATTCCATTCTTGGTGCGATCGCGCCAATGATCGAGAGAGTAACATCAACAATTGATGTCTCTCCGCTCAAGACGCGCGTGATCGATAAGATTCTCCGGGGAAAAAGGCCCAAGTTGTTAACTAGGGTTCCTTTGCAATCACCGGGCTCCTGCTTTCAGAAGTCTCGTCTCAACGGTGGGCGTCGTAAATACTACGCACAACGACTCCAAAATTATTTGGAGGAGAAGAGTAAAACTGATATCGTGTATGATGATCACGATTCCTTTGCCAAACGTTGGGAAAATCCCAGCGGTGTAAAGGAAAGCAGAAGGATTCTGTTCCTCAGAGAGCACATATGGGATTCCCATGACTATGTCATGGATTCCACACCTGTGCCTCTGGCGGAGAGAGGATGGAAGGTTCGAGTGGTATCCCGGTCCTGTGCACTTAGAGTAGCACATTCGGAAGGATATCGCGAAGGTCTTCGCTCGATACTTATGCATCGGCGAGCCTATCGCCTGCCCCAATTGGGTCAGACCGACTTTCTACCTCTTGGTGGAAGGAATCGTTCCAAGTTGTTCGTGTTTTCTGCAGATCTTTCTGCAGCAACCGACTTAATTAGTCGTGAACTCTTGGAGTCCTTATCCGCATACCTCGGTATCGATCCTGCACTTGTGTGCGGTGGTCGGATACAAACCGGAAAGTCCGATTTCGTCAACATGACGCGAGGAACGCTGATGGGCATCCCTTTGAGTTTTCCATTCTTAAACTTGGTACATTTGTACGTTTGTGAAAGTATTGGTGCTCATCGGGACACATATTATATATGTGGAGACGATCTTATCGCTCTCTGGTCCATCGCCTTGATCAGGAAATACAAGAATGCTCTGTTAAAGTTAACAGGCATGCTTTTAAATGATTCTAAATCATTTATCTCTAAGACTAGAGGTATTTTCTGTGAAAAGGCCTTCCATTTAGCAAAGGATGGTTTGCGCGTTAACAGACAATTTTTGTCTGTCAAGGCGCTCACACCTTTAGGTCGATCGGTATCGCCTAAAGGGCCTGAAAGGCATCCGGAGCTACCATGGGAGTTTGCAC